GAGCGTCGTTCACAAAATCATCATATGATGAGGTTACACTTTCTGCACGTTCTAATATCTTCTCGTCTTGTAAAATTGTATCGAATACTTCGGCTGGGTCTGAGTAAACATTCTTAATGATGTATGTATATGAACGACTATGGATCATCTCCATAAATTGCCAGACGTTCATGCACGCTTCCAACTCTGGAAGAGAACAATATGGTGCGAATGCCATACCAGGCGCCCTACCTTGAACAGAGTCTAACATAATCTGATATTTCAGATTAGATGTAAAGATGTGCTTCTGTTCTGGACTCAAGTTCTGATAGTCAGAACGGTCTTTCTGTAGGGATACTTCCTCTGGTCTCCAGAAATAGCCTAATTGTTGTTGTGTTAATTTCTCGAACACAGGATATTTAGACCCATCGTATCTTTGAACTCCCAAAGGTTGTCCAAAAAACATGGGTTGTTTCTTAGTTTCGACTTCGTTTGTGTTAAAAACAGTGATGCCTGACACTATATTCTCCGTGGTTAAATTTTACAAGATTCGCAATCATCTTCTTGCTCAACTGAGCACTCACCCAATAATTTATCTAAACTTTCTTTTACATCTATCTCATCAGATTTAAGGTCATTTGTGTTCTGATAGTAGGATGTTTTCCAACCGTACTTATATGTAGTCAAAAGATCATTTGCCATCACAGACACAGGAACTTCGTTGTCCTCAAAGTGTTCTGGATTGTAACTCCAGTTACCAGATATGGCCTGATCAAAGAATTTTTGCATTACGGAGATGATTTTGATGTATCCATCATTGTTCTTCATCTCCCACAGAATTGTGTAGTTATTCTTTAGATGTCCATAGGAGGGAACAATCTGTTTAAGAGGCCCTTTCTTTGATTTTTTAACGGACAAGTAATCTCTAGGTGGTTCGATTCCATTTGTTGCGTTTGACACAATGGAACTGCTCTCCGAAGGCATTTGTGCGGACAATGTTGAGTTCCGTATTCCGTGGGCCATGATAGATTTCCTAAGAGATTCCCAATCATGTTCGTAGTCAGGTTTAGTGATTTCATCTACATCCTTCTTATATGTATCAATCGGAAGAGTTCCATTTGAGTACTTTGTTCGATTAAAGTATTCACAAGCACCTTTTTCTTTTGCAAGTTGATTTGATGCTTTCAAAAGGTAATATTGGAATGATTCTGAGAGACCGTGAACAGCATCCCACGCTTCTTGTGAGTCGTAATTAAACCCTAACTTAGCAAGATAATGTGCAAGTCCGATGAAACCAACTCCAAGAGATCTACGTGCTCTTGTAGCAATCTCTGCTGCTTTTACTGGATACTGTTGATAGTCAATTAGTTCATCTAGAGCACGGACAGATAGATCACATAAATTCTCTAGTTCGGTGTCAGATTTAACTTTACCTACATTGATTGCAGATAGAATACAAAGTGCGATTTCACCGTTCTCATCGTCAATATGTTGAATGGGTTTCGTTGGTAGTGTAATTTCCTGACATAGATTACTCATCTCAACCTTATCTAAGAATGATGAGTGACTATTACAGTGGTCGATGTTCATGATATACATGCGACCTGTCTCTGCTCTCTCTTTTAGAAGAGCAAGAATAAGTTCTTGAGCATTTATCCGAGTCTTTGGGATAGATTCATCATTCTCATAGTTTACGTATAGTTCATCAAATAATTCAGAACCAAAGCTATCATATAACCCTGGCACGTCATGAGGAGAAAAAAGCGAGATCTCCTTGTTTTCAATAAACCTTTCATAGAATAATTTGCTAATTTGAATTGAGTAGTCTAGTTTTCTAACACGATTATCTTCTGTTCCTTTGTTGTTCTTAAGTACAATTATGTCTTGGATTTCTTGGTGCCAGATTGGAAAGTGGACAGTCGCTGATCCCCCTCTAATGCCATTTTGAGTACAACATCTGACAGTTGCCTCAAATTTCTTGAGGAACGGTACAACACCTGTGTGTTGAACTTCACCGCCCCTGATTTTAGCGTTGATGCCACGGATTCGACCTGAGTTGATACCGATGCCAGCCCTTTGTGCGACATAGCGACCAACGGCCATATCAGAACTAAAAATACTATCCAAGGTGTCGTCAATATCAACCAGAACACAAGACGCAAATTGCCGAATAGGTGTTCTAACACCTGCCATGATTGGGGTTGGGATGTTGATTTTGTGTCTGCTGATTGCGTCATAATACCTCTTAATGTAGTCTAATCTTGTTTCTTGTGGATATTCTGCAAATATAGCAGCAGAAATTAACATATACATGAACTGAGGACTTTCATATACCTCAGTTGTGCTTCTGTCTTGAACTAGATACTTATCAACAACTTGACGTAAACCTGCGTAGGTAAAAGTCCAATCACGATTATGGTCTATCCAAGAGTTAATTTTAATCCACTCTTCTTCAGAATATTTAGATTCAAGTGTAGGATCATATATCTTTTTGTCAGATCCCTTACTTAAATGCTCTCTAACGGATGGAAATCCTTCTTTCCAATATCCAAATACTTGCTTATATAAACCAAACAACAGAAGTCTTGCAGCAACATATTGATAGTTAGGAGCATCCAGATCTATTAAATCTGATGCAGACCTCACAAGTATTTCTTGAATCTCTGCTGTGGTGATTCCGTCATAGAATTGAATTCCTGATTGAATCTCTACTTGACTTGCAGAGACACCTGCAAGACCTTCACACGCTTCCTCGGTCATCTTATGGACTTTATCCAAGTCCAAAACTTCTGTTTGTCCGTCTCTCTTTAGAACTTTTGTTCCGTTTGTCATACCTTTTTCCAAGTTGTAAATTTTAATTTTGCTTCTAAACCAGAATATGTATTAGATTCTAACAGATCTTTTACATTATGTCCACTCAAGGTCATATCATTAATATCTTTCTCTTTGATAGTGTTTGGCCATATTACTACCTGATCTCCTCGACTAATGGTCTTGTCGATTCTTTCAGCGATTTCTCTGTTACGTGGTTCATTATCATAAACGTAAATATAATTGCTCCAGCCAAACGTCCGAAGATCAAGATCGGCCCCAACCATAGCAACGCAGTTTTCCACGAAGAGGGAATCGAGAGGCCCTTCAACCACATAGATTTTTTTGTTTTCATTAACTCTATCTAATCCGTAAACTTTTGGTGCATCATCATCTAACATAATTGTTATGTATCTCAATTGATTTCTAGGGTCTAATGATCGACCTTGAAATCCAAAGATCTTACTACGATCTCTCAAAGGGATGACAATACGAGACTCATCAAAGTCTGAGTCTTCAAAGGTATACTTCTGTTCATTAGTCCACTTTCTAAAGTTTTCACAATAATATAAGTCCTTGAATCTATCCTCTGGTATTCTTCTTTTGGAAAGGTAGGTTCTTGCGGGATGTGATTTATTTAGTTCCGATATTCTTGGAAGATCGAATGACTTCTTTACAAAATTAGGTTTTGATGATGGAAGCGTTGGGTTGGGTGTATTAGTTGCTCTTCCCGTGAGACCAGATTTGTATCGCTCCATTACATATTCATCATAGAGACTCACATCTTGGTCTTTTAAGAAGTTCGTGAAACTCCTTGATACACCACAGTTATGGCATTTAAAGTTGTGATCGTTCTTTGATCTATAGATATATCCTCTTGTCTTATTCTTGTTTTTCTGAGAATCCCCACAATAGGGACAACGGAAAGCATATAGTCCTTCTTTCTTCTTACTAAATTTTTGCAATCGGACGGAAACTAATCCAATAAACTTTGTATCAACAAAACTCATTACTCACCTACTGTATGAATTACAGGATTCACATTTCTTAGTATATTATACAATTCTCTGTTCTCTGCTGTGGATACTGGATAGAACTCAGCATGAGGATCGAAACCAGGATACCTTGTTGCTTGATTGATTACTATAGATCCATCCTTACCTGACACTGACCTATGAAATGTATTGCGTGGTATCACTAACGCACCACTGTGTCTATTAAGATGTACTATATGGTATTGATTCTTCCAGTCTCTATTAACTAACTCAAAGGTTCTTTCACCCGATACTACACGATTACAATCGTCTTGAAAGCTATGGATGTAGAACTGTTTACCTCCTACACAATCAGGTGGAGGTGAGATAGCAGGACCTTCGTGTACAACTAAGTCTGCTGCATTTGATTCTTCTACTGATATATCATAAAAAATAACACTGTCTGTTTCTCTGAACACACGGTGTCTATTAAAATTAATGTCACTCATTTAATCAAAATCAATACCGACTTCATCAGATATGTCTCTATCCAAATCAGGTAGATGAGGTTCTATCCAATGTTCTTTATTGTCTATACCAGCAGCATTAGCATATCTCCAAATGTGCTGATCAACTTGTTTAAAGATATCATGTAAGTTTAAATCCATACGGATATCATGTGCAATCTCAGCAACCTGTTTCTCTGTTAAACAGTGGTCAGGATGCAGTAGATCACAACAAGGAATTCTTTTTTCTATCAACTCGTTTAAGTTGATTCTGATTTCGTAATCTTGGTATACAGGCATAATATTTAATTACTTATTTTATGTATCATCATCTACAGATTCTAATTCTTCAATAGCATCAACTGGTACTTCATGACCATCTATACTATACCAATGTTGTGGTACACCAATACTGTCAGGTCTTACACCTAGGTATTTAAGTGTGTTACCATTAAAGGTATGCTCACGTAACATTGCTTGTAAACGACAATGTATTAGTTCTTGTCTACTAACTCTCATTTTAATTCACACTCCATTAAATATTTTTCTAATTTTCTAACTCCATCTAAAGAATCACCTGCTCTTGATAGTGCTACGTTACAACTATCACATATCCACCCACGAAATTTTCCAGTTTTATGATCATGATCTAAACATAATTTCTTATGTTGGGAACGATATGGTTGTAAAGGTGATTGTCCACAACAATCACATACCTCTGGAATTGGTGGTGCATCTTTTCTGAGATCTCTTCTAATTTTATCATCTTTTTTAACACACTCTTTACAATCAATATTAATTCTTTTTGGAACTCCCCCTTCACCTCTAATTCTAAAACAAGATATGTCAAGTTCTCTACCACATTTTCTACAAATTTTAGTATTAATCATTTAAATTCACACTCCAACATAATTTCAGTTAATGCTGCTAAGAGATTAATTTCTTGGTCAGCAACAAATGCTGATTGATATTGATACTTAGCAATAATCAATACTGCTTGAGGTATAGTTACAGGTACTAGGTAAGTATATAAACTATCATAGATTGATCTAAAGATATGAGATGGTTCATTGTCTAGATTAGCAGATACCCATTTCTTTACTGTAGTAAATTCATTCTTCTTAAGTGAATCAGTTAGTTCTTTAAATTTAACTTCATTTAAACTTGCTAGTATTCCACTATCAATTACACCACCAACAGCATAGCGTTGACATTCATTAAGTGTTCTTCTCCAATCAGGAAAGAACTTAAGTATTAACTGTGGTAATACCTTCTCATCAAAATCAACACTTTCATTATTTAAAATATATTTTAAACGTTCAAAGAATTGAGATGCTACCATCTTCTTATCAACAGAAGGTATTGTAAAATCTATTACAGTACATCTAGAATGTAATGGTTCTAGAATCTTATTCTTATAGTTACATGTGAATATAAATCTACAGTTGCCATGAAACTTTTCTATGTTTGCTCTTAATGCAAGTTGTACATCTGTGCTAGTGTTATCTGCTTCATCTACTATAACAACTTTATGTTGTGAATCAGAAGACAAAGATACAGTAGAAGCAAAGTTAGCAACCTTATTTCTAACTGTGTCAAGATAACGTCCTTCATCAGAACCATTGATAATAATATAATCAACTTTTAATTCTTCACATAATGCTCTGGCAACAGTTGTTTTACCAACACCTGCTGTACCATGTAAAAGCATATTAGTTACCTGACCTTGTTTAAGAAACTCTCTAAATGAGTTCTTAATACTCTCAGGTAAAATACAATCTTCAATTTTCTTTGGTCGATACTTTTCAACCCAAATAAAGTCATTCATTAGTCAAAAATTCCATACGGTGTTAAGTCGTACTTTGTCACTTGTAGTGGTTCACCCTTAGGTGGTGTTGGTTGCCCTATCTTCTCTAAGATATCAGCAGGTATTTTCTTCATAGAAATGTCATAGGGTATAGGTGCATTTGCTACACATACCCTTATACATTCCCATTGTTCATCAGTAAAGAAGTTGTTATGATACATTAACCAAATGATGAATCAGGTTCTAATGCAATATAATATTCTAATGTATCATCTGCATTAATAAAACGAGCAACCTTCTGACTTATCTCAACATTATAATTACCTGTCAACATTTTTATATTCTCTATCTTAAAGTTAAACTTAAATGGAACCTCAGAAGAACCAACCTCATATGACATTGCATTAGAGGTAGCATCTGCTCTATCCTTACCAGTTAATAATACCTTTCCATCTTCAGATTCTAAACATAGGTCTGGGAAATTGTATACACGAGATGCTTTAATCAATGTGTCTAATGTCTCGTATGGAAGTTTAAACTTAAATTGATATTGAGGTAATTGTATATCCTTTTCTGGTGGTTTGGTTATTACATCAGGATCAGCAAAGAAATACTTAACCTTTGATTTACCACTCTTAATGATCATATATGATTCAGTAGGAAATTCTAAAGAAGGACCATTGAATAAGGATACTCCAGATAGAAATCCTCTTAGATCATATATGGCAAATGGAGTAGGAAAATCCTCAGTAACCTCTGCCTTAGCAAAGATATTATTAGTCACAGAAATTGTACTAATAACATTCCCTCTCTTAAAGTATATGGAATTGTTAATAGAACTGAAATTCTTGAGGATGTCTAATGTCTTGTCAGTTAGATTCATAATTAAGGGATCTGTTCAAATGTTTGGTCAATCTCTCCAGTAGTCATGGAGGGTTTACCATAATGGTTATCAAAGTGTAATAGTAGCATAGCATAATGAATGACTTTTAACAAGTCCTTCTTATTCTTACCATCTTTACTTCCATACCTACTGCCATATTTTAAGATGTTTGCTTGACAGAAGTGTGGGGCAAGATCTCTAGATGCCATAAGGTCTATAGTTTGGACTTTACGAAACTCATGCTGAGTTCCTGTGTAATGTCCATTGTAAGTAGAAGAAATGTATTCTTCTATGTCTTTGAGGATCTCTTCCTCATGATATTTGAATTGATGATTAGACACTATAGGATACTCCTCATCAAGTGTTCCATTAAGAACGTCATACGCTAAACTCCATGCATTAACCATAGGTGAATAGAAAATCATTTACAAAGGATTCTGACTTTTCCTCTCCAAACTTACCTTTTAAATAACCTCTAACAGGATCAAGTTCGGTCATGTACTTGTCAAAGTCAGCATAAACAGTAGTGTCTTCTCCTTGTGGATCATTCAATTCTACCATCTTTTTATATTCTGTCAAGTATTGCTTGAACATTGGAAGATGTTCATCGACCTCATCAGGTTTACAATACCTTACAAATATGTTTTCTGAGAAGTGATTACCCATCTCAAAGAACCTGTACTTACCGTCATCTTTTGGGAGACCCTCAACTGAGAATAGATACTTTTCTCTTGGATGTTGGAAGTCAAATACTAGAATGACTTTCTTCTCACTAAACTTCATTAGATCCATTCCAAAACAAGGAAGGTCTGCACCTGTTTTAGGATACAGTATAGTGTTATAGATGTCAGATCTAGGATCTGTTATATGTGCTTCCCTTGCTTTGATAAAGTTCTTACCATAACGAAGGTTAGCAATGAGGTGGGCATCTTTTCCTTCCCACTCTGCCCATTGTTCCCCAACCTTTAGGTCAGGGAATGTCTCTTCAAGAGCAGCAATGTAGTTTTTCCAAATGGTCATGAGTTAATTTGATCAAGTAGTTCTTGGTTTGATGGTTCTTCATCATCACCAAAGTTTACGTCAGCATCAACCTTATCATAGAGTTCCATGAATGATTGCTTTGTTTCTTCATCGAAACGATTTACACATACCTCGATTGCTTTCTCTTTGCTACCAAAGATTTTGTATGCATTGACTATGTGAACCAAACGACGAGTAGAGATTAATTCATCAATACCACCATCGTTAAATGTCTTACGAATGATGTCTGCCCAATCTACTAATCGTTTGCAGAAGGTGTCGTCATCGAGTCCTGATTGCTTGAGGATTTTGTTTTCGATGGAGACGGTTGGGTACTCTTGCTCGAAGGTAACTGGGAATCGTTCAAGGAACGCTTCGTTGAGCACGTTAGTTCCAATGAATCTTCCATCGTCTGAACCTTTACCCTTAGTATTTGCGGTTGCAATGACGTTGAATCCCGATTTGGGTCTAACGAATCTGCCAATCTTTTTAAGGAAAACTCCATTTCCCTCAAGGATGCTCTGAAGGCAGAGGATCTTGTTAGAGGCAAGGTCGATTTCGTCAAGGAGCAATACTGCACC